AGCGTTATTCTCTTTGCCAAGACAATTTTATTATGGCAAAGGGGGTAGAAGAGAGGTCTATTTTCTTTTGGCCGGGGGCGCTTGTGCGTGAGCTTGTGACCGATTACAAAAGTGTGGATCCCTTGTTCGTGGTCCATCAGCCGTGGACGCATGTGCTTGAGCCTGAGATCAGGCGTGTGCTTGTGCATGTCCCTTGATTAATTTTTTTTATTTTTTTTATGGATCCCAGACCGGGGCAGCTCGGCCCCGATCAGTCATAAATTATTACTGTCCACGGGACAGAGCTGGTATCCCGTGGTCATAAATTATTACTATTTGGATCTGAGCTCCCCGGCTTTCTTCAAGATCTCCTGATCTTTTTTATAAAGGTAATCGTTCCACCTGGACTCGTCGAAGTTTGGTGCGTGTCGCTGTGCGAAACTTTTAATCTCCCTTGCGACTGTCTCCAGATCTTGATCTCCTGGGCCTGTGCATGTAGCTGCTTTTTGTTGAGCCATGTAAACAATGTCGGCCAACTCTTTAAGATGTTTTTTTGTAATCATCTTTTATCCTTTCTGTGTGCCGAAGGGAACTAGCTCGGCTACTAGCGGTGCGTGGATTGTAGAGCGCCTCCGATACTCTATGGGATTTTTTATAGCACCAGTAGCTGCTGCTGTCAATAAAAAAATGGTCATATTTTATTACCAGGTAAGCTGCCAGAGCAGCTTTGATTCGTCATGAATTATTACTTCTGCACCCCGGTTCAGGCAGCATGAGCTGGGAGCCGTCGAGCTTGTGCGTTGGTAATGTGCTTGAGGCTGTCCCTCTGCTTGTGCTTGAGACTGTGACTCTGCTTGTGCTTGAGACTGTCCCCTGTGCTTGAGCATTCCAGTAGTTTCTGGGAGCCGGGCGTAAAGCTGCGAAGACAGTAATGTTTTATTACTTTAATAGCTGCCGTCTTCCTGGCTCGTAGTAATATTTTATTACTTTTATCAGGGGTGTTCGCAGCTCTAATTTTCTTCATACTCTTTTTCTTGTTCATAAAATGTCACTGACATATTTAGTTCATCATCAAAATTAATTTTTTTAGAGTCACAGAAATGTCTTAAATCACATAGAACATCTGCAACACGATAGTATTCATTTTCACTATCTTTATTTCTAAGCCCTAAAATACTTTTAATTTTCTTTACTCTATCTTTGTTGTTCATTTTTTTATCCTAACTTTTTTTAAATTAATTGTATTATATATGGGAATTTTCCTATATATTACAAGGTAGAATATTCAGAAAGGATAAAACAATTATGAATATCAGAGAAATACAAATCGATTTACATAGGGACGGAAACCTTCATTCAACCGAATTAGTTGAATATGTAAATCAAAGACTAGATCGTAGAAATACACCTAGTTATAGAAAAAGTCTATTTAATATAATTAATAGATTTCTAATTGCTTCAAGCGAACATTGTGAAAAAAGAATTTTTCATTGTCATTATCACAATGAAGTAGAAATTGAAAACAATGATGACATCATTGAATTTTCTAATTTTCACATTTGTAGATATGCGTTTGAAAATTACTATTTCACTTGTGATGTATGCGAGGAAGTAGAACATCAAGACTATAGAAATAGATGTGATAGTAGGGACTACGAATATTGTGAAACCTGCTACGATGAGAGAGTTCGCTATTGTGATGATTGCGACAGTAGTCACGATGAGAATGACGATTGTCAATGCGATGAGCGACAAAACAATTTATTATCTTACAATACAAGAAATAAATTGTATTCACATGGTAGTGAAAATGCAATTTTGTTTTATGGTAATGAAATTGAAATGCAAGTTTATCGTGATCAATCAAGATATGACATTGTTGAAAAATTCAATGATTGTTTTAACCACGATGGATTTGAAAACATTTTATGCAAAAGAGATGGTTCTTTGGATGCTGACAAAGGTTTTGAGATGTCATCAACAAATTGTTCTTTTCAATATCATAAGGAGATATTTTGGAATGATTTTTTTGAATTAAATCCTGCTCAATATTGCAAAGCATACAATGGACACAATTGTGGTATTCATTGGCATTTTAATCGTAATGTTTTTACAGAACATCAATTGAAAAGATTAAATTGTTTTTATAATCATCCTAAAAATAAAAATCTCATTGTTGATATTGCTGGAAGAGAAGGATATGGATATTGTCAATTCGTTCCTTCAATTACATTTGATGATCCGATAAAAACTAGGGGAGATGATTTTAAATATAGAGTCATTAACTTTAATAATGAACATACAATTGAGGTTAGAATTTTCAGATCAAACTTAAAGAAAATTTCTTTTTTCAGATACTTAGAATTTGTTCATAGTGTTAATGAATGGATTAGGTCATCAGATGAGGATAATGCTGAGAATATAACTTGGGAATATTATTTTGATTGGTTATTAAAAAACATAAGTAGAAAGTTTGAAAACTTATTTTTCTTTTTAGATGATCGTAAACATTTTGATCATTTAGAAAATATTGAAGAGTGGAATTATATTTACACAAATTTCAAAACTTTAATAACTGATTTCAGAAACAACAACCAAGAACAGATAGAATTAGAAAGCGAGGAAATATAAAATGTGTTTAATTATTTTAGCTAATGATGTTCAATCTTTAAATTATAAAGATTTAGAAACAGCATACAAAAGAAACAGTCATGGTTTTGGTGTTATGTATTTAGATAATAAAGATAATTTTATTTCAGATAAATTTGTTCCGAACAATTTTAATGAAGTAAAAAACTTTTTAAATTTACATAGATCAAAAACAACAAATCAAATTGCTATGCATTTTAGATTTACAACAGAAGGAAAGACAAATAAAAAAAATTGTCATCCGTTTATAAGTTATCAAGATGATAAAAGAACAATTGGATTTATGCATAATGGAGCAAGATTGCCAATACCATTAGTTCATAAAAATTGTTCGGATACTTGGCATTTCAACGAACACTATTTAAAACAAGTATTTAAAAACAATCCAAATATAATTTTACAAAAAAATTATATTGAGGAATTAGAAAATCATATTGGTAGTGACAAACTTTTATTCTTAGATAGTAAAACAAAAAAATTTATTATCGTGAATGAGAAAGTAGGAAACTATCGTGGTGCGAATTGGTTTTCAAATGATTATTGGAATGATCAAGTTTTCAAATTCAGTAAACCAAAAATCCAATACAATAATTATTTTGATGATCTTGACAATCAATACCCCAATTACGATTATTATAATGTTCCTACAAATGAGGAACTTTGTAATATGACTGAAATTGAAATTCATAATTTCATTGATGAGTGTATTGAAACTGACAATGTATTTCCAATTGTAGATATTATCCAAGACTACAAAAAATATATTGCTAGTTAGGAATATAACAAAAATTAATTCGTCTAATTAATGGAGTATGAAAACAATGATCAATAAATCAATGACTGATAGGGAAATCAAAATAAAAGAAATTGAAAGAACTATTAAATATTGGAAGGCAAAAATTCGATATGCTCAAATGAGAATTATTGAAAATGAAAAAAAATTGAAGGAGGTATAAATATGATTAGTTATTTAATTTGTATCGCTCTAATATTTATAATTATATTTATTAGATCAACCTATCTATAAATTCCTGCTCCCGTGCCTTTGGTGGCACGGGAGCGACTCCCTGCCAAAAAAATCCGTGTGCATGAAAATTATTTTTTTTTCGCCTAACCAAAAAAAATTGAAGAATGAAATTTTTTTTGGTTAAAGAGATACTAAGGAATTACGAAGTAATACATTACAATTGACAATGAAGGGGGTACACCCTAAATTCAATAGTACACAGTACGTAGCTAGTATATAAATATATAGAAATAAAATGAGCGATTTTCTACCAGATCTGAGCCAGATGTCCCAAGAGGAGCGTTTGCTATTCTTAAAAAAACTAGAACTAAAGAAGGTTCAACTAGAATCAGCAAGAAGTTCTAGGGACTCCTTTGGTAATTTTGTAAAAAGTATATGGCCCGACTTCATAGAGGGGCAACACCATAAAATCATTTCTAAAAAATTAGAAGCCATCAAGAATAAAAAAATTAATCGTTTGATAGTGAACATGCCACCAAGACATACTAAGTCAGAATTTGCTAGTTATCTGTTCCCTGCTTGGA